ATATCTCATAGAGGAAATGTGGCGGGTCGAATACCAAATCTAGAAAATAATCCTTCATATATTAGTGACGCAATAAGTGAGGGATATGATGTAGAAATAGATCTGTGGGTAACAGATATGGAGAATGATATTCTATATCTTGGTCATGACAATCCAGAATATCAAGTTGAATACAAATGGATTATAGAAAACAATAATAAGTTATGGATACATTGTAAAAATTTATTAGCATTAAGATATCTATTGGGAACTGATATAAAATATTTCTGGCATCAAGAAGATGATTTTACGCTAACCTCTAATAGAAAAATATGGACCTATCCAAATAAAAATGTAACAGATTTTAGTATTATAGTATGTCAAGATATAGATTCCACTAAAAAAATCATTGAAGAAAATATAGCTTATGGAATTTGTTCTGACTATGTCGGTGTATAATAATATATAAGATTTCTTTTCTAAAGATAAGGAAAAAGATATGCCATTGAAGAAATGTTCTGAAAACAAAAAAAGTGGATGGAAGTGGGGAGATTCTGGAAAATGTTATCTTGGACCAGATGGTAAAAAGAAGGCAATCAAGCAAGGTGTTGCTATTGAGGGCCCAGACAAGTTCTCTAAGAAAGTTAAGGCTGGAGAAATAGAACTCACTGAAAAAGACTACGAAATAGTAGATGATGCATTAGCTTCAATCGGTATGCATATTGGGGATAGAATTGCATACGCTATTGATTTAAGGGGGTATATTAAAAATGAGTGATTTTAATAATCCAAGAGAATTGCTTAATGCCTATAAAAGTGGATTTGTTGGAGTAGAGTGTGATGAGGAAGACGTAAAGAAGTTATTAGGCGAACTACCAATGCCCATCTTCGGTGCGGCAGCATATGATTTATCTGGTGATGGTTCTGGGAAAATCAGCCTGCCATTTAAATCATTATTAAAATTTGATCCTGGGTTTGGTCCTGCTGAAAGGCAGACAACGGGTGATTGTGTATCTCATTCCACCAGAAATGCAGTAGATATTACTAGGGCTGTAGAAATTGATATTAAAAAAGAGCCAGAATCATTTGAGGCTCGCAGTGCTACGGAAGCGATTTACCAATCCAGAGGTCATCGTGGTCAGGGTATGTCGTGCTCTGGTGCTGCTAGATATGTAAATCAAAGCGGCGGAATTTTATTAAGAAAAAACTACGGAAAGATAGACCTATCAGTATATAATGGTAGTATTGGTGCTAATCATAGAATACCTAATGATATTTATTCTACTGAAGCTAAAAAGCATCAAGTAAAAACTATCTCTCTCATCTCAACCGTTGCAGAAGCGAGAGATGCATTAGCAAATGGCTATGCTATCTCTGTATGTAGTGGTCAAGGGTTCTCATCTAGAAGAGATAAGAATGGTATCGCTGCTGCTTCTGGTAGCTGGGCACATGCTATGGCATGGATAGGCTGTGATGATAGCAGGCAAATTTATAATGAAACATTATTTTTAGTACAAAATTCATGGGGGCTATGGAATAGTGGACCTAAAAGATTAGATCAGCCAGACGGTAGCTTTTGGATTAGAGAATCAGTAGCTAGAAGCATGTTGGCTGGAAGAGGTTCATGGGTATTTAGTAATGTAAATGGTTTCCCAGCAAGAAAACTACCAGATTATGGAACAAGGAATTACTTATGATTCAGAAATTTTTTACTTTTGTTCTTAGCTTAATTGGAATAGCATCAGCATTAACATATGAACACGTTGATTTTAGGCCAGAGATTTCAACAGAATTATCAACTGTTTTATCTTCTAGTCCAAATCCAGACAATCCAGATAACAATAATTGTCCATGTGATAAAAGAACAGGTATAATTACTCATGGAGATGGTCATAAGTCAAAATGTCCATGCACAGACGGTGAGTGTGGATGCTCAAATAAGGGGTCTGATGTTATTGAAGCTCCAGTGGAAACTATAACAGAACCATGTAGTGAGTGTGGCAGGTCATGTGATTGTTTATCTAAGGCTAGATTACAAATACCAACACCATCTGCTACTGCTATAGAGGCTGTTATTAGAGAGCAGCCATTAGAACCAATGACTATTCCAGTTCCACTCATAATTACAGAGGAACCAAAGACTCAAGAAAGTGTTCAATCAACTGAAATTATTACAGTAGAAGAATGTGTAGATGGATCATGTACAACAACAACTACATATAGTGGACCAGTATATAGTAATGGCCCAACATATAGAAAGGGTCCATTGGGTATCTTTTGGTGGAGAGTTAGAAGATAATGTCAAAAGAATTAGAAAGCTTCAGTAAAAAAGTATATGACAGGTTTTCTGCATTATCTCCAGATAATGTATCTTTCGATATTATTTTGATTGGTCTAATCTGTAGTGTGATTATAGATATCATTAAGATAATTTATATGATATATTTTACCAAGGACACTGAAAAAGTATATAATTACATGAAAAGTCCTAAGGGCCTATTAAGATTATTTATGGCACGACAAATAAAAAGAAGAATTCCAAATTTATCAAGAAGTCAGCGGGATATGGTTCTCGTTGCTATTATTAACGAAGTTCGTGCTTACGGATATGACGAATTTAAAACATTGGTTTCCTCTATAGAAAAGGAGCAATAAACAATGACAAAGTTAGAAGCATTATGGAAGAGTCGAAGAGTATGGGTTGCGGTTGCTGGTATTCTAGTTGCTGCATCATCAGAGCTTGGTATTGAAGTAGACGCAGAAACAGTGCAGTATGTAGTTCTATTAGCTGCATCATGGATCGTTGGAGATTCATTAAGAAAGACGGAGTAATAATAATGGATATAGTTCAAATAGTTTTAATTGTTATTGGAGTAGCATTTGCTGCATCATTCTTTTTTGCTACACAAAATGGTAATCCAGACAATAAGACTGTAGTGGTAGACGATAAGGAACCAGAAACTCCTGTTCCATTACCAACTCCTACTCCAGTCCCAACACCTGCACCTACTCCGGTGCCTGTACCTACACCTACACCTAGTCCAATGCCAGATCATGAACATAACTTTATGTGTCTGGTAAAGAAGTGGCATGACTTTAAGGCATGTGCTCATGAGCAAGGTTTACATGGTGTTTGTAAGGTTTTGGATGAGCAGGTATTCCCATTATTAAACCAGAGTCATGATGATGATAAAGGAGCGTAAATATGACAGACTCAACTAAATTTAGCATAGGTCTAATATTGATCGCTGCTGGTTTATTTTGGCCAAGGATTAAAGACAGAATTAATATAGAGTCCCCTAAGCAAGGAACAACTACGGTAAATGTTGTCTTTGAAAAAGTAGCTGTTCCGACTCCTGCACTGCAAAGTCTAACTGCTAATATAGGAACCTTGGTTGTTGGAGAAGATGCTGGCGTAGATAAAATTAGATTAGCTCAATTCTATGCACAGCTTTCTCATGTTGTCCGTAACGAACCAGGATTTATACAAAATACTGGTCAATTCCGAGAGTATAATGCTATGGCTGGACAAATTAACTTTGCTGGTCTATCATTAAAGGATAAATATCCTGGTCTTGGAGATGCTATTGATAGTGCTATCGCTACTGCTATTGGTCTAGAGAATATATCTTTAGATCAAAATAAGAGAAATGATCTAGCTAATGTATTAGCAGCTATCTCTTGGAGTTTATGGCATGAGTGATAGGTTTGGTGCTGGTATAGTAGAATCTGTAGTAAATAATATTCTTGCAAAATATAATATTACTCCAGCAGATATAGATAAGCTTAAATCAATTATTGATAAAGTGGACGTAACTAAAACAGCTACTTCTACAGTGATTGAAATTAATTTGAAAAAACTCAAGATTGTCATTGACAATTAAGTTTTATCCAGTATAATTAAAGAGATAACCCGCTAATCACTCACAAGATCTAGCGGGTTTTTTTTGGAATTTAGGATTTTTTCATGGCGAGAAGTGAAACAGGTAGTATAATTTATCATGGGATTTAGTTCAGCACCCTTTTGTGGGTTTAGGCTGGCATCCCATTTATTTTGCGTTTTTAGTGTTTCTTCACTTTTTTATAAGGATTTGTTTCATGAGAACTAGTGAAACTACAAATTGGAATGTTCTGTTAGGTTGTGATGGTCGTGTTCAAGCTGTTGCGGATTTTGCCTTTAATGATGTGTCTGCAAATACTA